GTTTTATTGATTCCATAGTTTGATTCGTGTTTTTAACATATTCTTAATTGTGCAGTATGGTTTTCTAACCTTTTCATAGCTTTATTATAGTATTCTTTATCAAGTTCACAAGCAGTTAAATCATAACCTAAATTGTGACAAGCTATTGCAATACTTCCACTTCCTAAATGCGTATCAAGTATCTTATCTCCTTTTTTTGCATAGTTCATTAAAAGCCATTCATATAGTTTTACTGGTTTTTGTGTTGGGTGTATGCTACCACCATTTTTTGCTATATAACCTCTATTTATATTTATCTGCCTTGTTGCTTTTTGAAATGATGTAAATGCTATTTCCCCATCACTCATTGTTAAACCCTCTTGACCTTTATACCAAAAAACCCATCCCATTGTACCTTTATTTAAAAACTCTACAAAATAATTAGCACCCCATATAATTTGGTTTTTACTAACTCTTTTCAATTCATCAAAATATTCTTTTGTTGGTATTGCATTATCCCATTGTTTTTGCTTATGATGTTTTCTTTTATGTTTTCTATTTTTTGTAAATGTTTCTTCTTGACCATCTCTTGCAATCCCATAAGGTGGGTCAACTATTGCCAAGTCAAAGTAATTATCTTCATACCTTGACATTAACTCCATATTATCTTCGTTAGTTATTTGCATACTAATTTAATGCTACTTCAAATAGTTCTAAAAAATCTTCTTCATCTAATTGCTTTTGGAAACAAAATGTTTTAATTGCTTCTTCACGGCTTTTAGCTTTTATTAAACTTATTGCTTCTTGGTTAGTGTCGTTCTTCATATAGAAGTAGTATGTTTTCATTTTTCTATTTTTATTCTTTCGTATTCCGTGTTTCTGAAGTCTTGCCAATCTTCACCTACTGCTTCTTTGATTCGTGTTTTACAATTTTTTAATGTTTGCCAAATACTTTTAACACTTATCTTGCTTTCTTTAGATAGTTGGCGAATGCTTTTACCACTTGATGTATAAACTTCAAATAGCATTTTGTCGTACCAATGCCAAGATTCTATTTCGTCTTGTATCTTCTTATATATTTTGCCGTAAGCTATTTCCTTTTCCATTTCGTCTTTATATACTAAATTAATATCTTCCGTGTTTATCTTGTGTTTTTCTTTGTGTAGTAAGTAAGTATTTCTTATTGCCCAGTAAATATATATTTTGTTTACTATTCCGTCTTTTAAAAGCTTTTGCAAGTTAGCGTGGTTTATAAGTCGTAAATACATTTCTTGAACTATGTCTTCAGCAAATGATCCAGCACCAAGTTTTTTAGCTATCGCTACGTGTTCTTTGTGGTCTTTTGTTATTTGCTTTAACCAATCCATTTATCCAAAGTTAAAAAAAAAGCAGCACAAATTAATGTACTGCCGTTTTCCTTTTAATAGACACAAGAAACTATTAGAAAGGTAAGTCATCGTCTACTTCGGTTTTAGAAAAAGCATCATTAAAATCTTCTGCTTTCTTAATGTCTTCTTCTATGTTCTTTTTTATGGTGTTGGCTATTTTTTTTACCTTTTCTGCTACTGGTTGTGGTTTGTATGGTTCACTTATTGCCATACTTAAAAACTTTTCACCGTTCTTTGTTTCACGTACCCATAAAGCTACTTCTTTGTCTTTTCCGTCTACGTTCATTTTGCCTTTGTAGTCGGGGTGGGTTTCTGCTTTCTTATAATTGTTTTTAAAGATTACACCCGTGTTTTCTTTTTGTTCCATATTTATTGTTTTATTTAAATTTATATAACCTATATACTTATTCGTGTTTTGCTTATTTTTAAATTCCGTTTGTTTTGGTAAAGTTCGCCATTCCCATTTAAAGTTGTACCCTTGTTCGTCTAATTCCGATACATTAAAAATATAAGTCTTATTATCCATTTTAACAACATATAAAAAAACTTTATCGTTTAATTTGCTATATGTTAAATTGTAAGAATACTTATCAAATTCTATAAAAGTATCACTATAAACTTCAGAACGGTTTTTTATTTCAACTATGTAATTGTCATTAAAAGCATCAAATCTGCTATAAGTGTTTTCTTCTTCTTTCAAATTAAAACCTTGCTGGTTTAATTCTTCTAACACTTCACGTTCTTCGCTTTTCATTGTTCAACGTTTATAGTTAGCTTTTCTTTTAGTTCTTCGTAGTATTCACGACACGCTTCTATTCGTGTTTTTATAGCTTGAATCACTTCCTTATCATAGTCTACACGAAATAACTTTACACGGTTGTCTTTAGGTATGTGACTAAATTGGTGCTTACTTTGTACATAGTCACGAACTTCTAAACACTCATCTATCTTTTGTTGCTTCCAATGTTCTCGCCTTATTTCGTCTTCTACTATTTGTTGTGGTGTATCGACAAGACAATAAGCAATGTAAGCTTTACGCTTTCCAGTAAGCCACATATAACCTTGCACTTGGTAGAAGTAATCTTTGTTTGGTAGTTTATCTTCAAACATCGGAAACGTTGAAGCATCCCAACTTGATTTAATATCTACTACAACATCGGTTATTATATCGGGTTCACCAGTAATATATTTGTTTGTAAACCTTTCTTCGTTCTTATACATAAAGCCAAAGTCTAAAACTTCATTGCATAATGAAATACTATGTTGTTCTACTTCGTTTCCCTTGTCGGTGTACCTTGACCAAAATTCGTTTTTTATTCCAAATTCGTCTTCCAGTAGTGTTTGCTTTACGTAGCTTTTTGCCGTTTGACTTAACACTTCTTTTTTAGAACGTGCGTTAGTCATTATTTTCCCAAGTGATGAACATCTAACTAACATAATTCTAAAGTTTGTTTTTGTTTATTACTTAAAGAATATTTTGCTACAAGTTGTTCTTTCTTGTATGAACCTTTTTTAATTGCATCTATGGCTTTTAAAAAAGCACCTTCATTTAATATAGGTTTAACTTGTTCGCCACTTGCATCCGTGTCTTTGTCGGTTATAATACCCAACAACGAAGAAAGTGCGTAACGTCTAAAATATGTTATTGCCGAACCATAAACTTGAAATGTATTCATACCTTTTAATTGAACGTCTTGTGGAATAGCTGCACAACTTTCGATAGTGTCACCACTTTTTGTATGAAACAATATAGTGCGTAGTTCAGTACCATCTATTAATTGCGTAAAACCTAAATTGTGTTTTTTCAATAGTGGGTTTATTACACTAAAAATTGTTGGTAAGTCGGCATAAGAATAGCCGTAGCCTTTCGTTCCTTTGTGAATTACTTGACATTCTTGCTGGAACGCTGCCAAGCTTTTGTAGATGTTTTCTTTTGGTAAACCTTTTTTTAAGATGGTTTCTTCTTCTTGTGCATATTCTAATGCACGTTTACTTGATGTACTCATATTTGCTTGTGTTTTATTTGTGTTTATTTTAACTCTTTTAATTTCCTTTTTGCTAGATTTATCTTCCATTCACTTGAACCATTCTTTATTCGGTTCTTAAGTTCTTTAGTCCAGTAAGACTTCATAAATTTATTTGTTTCACTCATTTACTTGTGATTTTAAATTAATAGTTAAAGTTAAGAATTATTTTCAATTTCTTTACATTTTTGTTTATAAAGTTTTATAATATCTTTTAGTTCGTCTTTTTCCCACTTCTTCATTTTCTTGCTTTGCCTTTCTAAATCTTCAAATTCCTTTAAACCAATTTTTGTTAGTAGCCTTATGTGGTACTTGTACAAGTTTCCGTGTTCCCATTGGTTACAATAAACGCATTGTGCGTGAATGTTTCTTACATCAAAACGAACTGAACCGTGACCACCAGCACTAAAGAAGTGACCAGCGTCAAACTTACCAGTTAAAGGAGCATCGCAACTTATACAACCTTTGTCTTTATCACGTAGCCTTACAAATTTGTTTACCCACTTTTGTGCTTCTTTTACATAGTCGCTTGTGGTTCGTAGTTCGTCTTTCATCCGTCTTTTTTTTGCTTTCCATTGTACTTGTTTGGCTTTCTTGATCCATACATCCATACATTCTTTTTTTGTACAATACTTTTGGTTAAAGTGTATTGCTTCAAACTTTACTTTGCAATGTTTACAACGTGGCATCGTTTAATAAATTTTTAATTGTCGTATGTAGTTTCTTGTTTTCTTCTTGTAGTTCTAATAGTAACCTATTTTGGCTAAATATTTGGCTTGACATTGCCATAACATTTAAGTCTAACCTATGCAAAATTGTGTTAGCATATTCAAGTTCTTGTAAACTATCTTTTTGGTTTCTTATTAATTGTTTTTTGTGTGGTGTTTTAGATTCTAATTCTTCAAGCGTTAGTCTTGCTCTTAAAGTTACTTTGTTTAAACCTACTTTTGCGTTTATTACTTCTATCATTTTATTCGTGTTTGTGTTGTTTTAAATCTATAATCTTTTAAATTATCTTCACCAAGTGTTGTAAATCCTAAACCATTGTTAAAATTAAATAATAAAGGCATATTTAAGTCGGTTAGTTGCCCACCAGTTTCTTTGTCTTTTATCTTTTCAATGCTTACCATCGTTTCGTATTTCATTGTTTGATGTGCTACCAAACGGTGTACAATAAATAAATCGTCACATCTATTTAAAAAGCTTTTACCACCTTCAATATGTGCTTTCATTGGTGCTTTTAAGTGACCTTTCCACTCGTGGTTTTCGGGATATACATTTCCAGCACGACCACTTTCACTTGTTGGATGGCTTGAAACATACAAAGTTTTTTTCGTGTTGTTGCAAAATTGTCTTGCACCGTTTAAAAATTCGTAGTTGCCTTCGTATGTCATCTTTCTATCTAAACCAGTAAATGGGTCAATAAAACAAACGTCTGCATCTTCGCTTTCAAATATTAAAAAAAGTTCTTCGGGTTTGTAAAGTTTTCTATTATCTACAAACGTAAAAAATTGGCTTAAAAAATTGTATGCACTTCTTATTGTTTGTAAAGGTATTTTTTTAAAATGTTCACCAACATACATTTGAATTAAGTCACGCATTATTTGACCACTTGAATTTTCACCAGACCAAATACAAAAAGTTTTGTTATTTATAATTGCGTGTGAAAGCATATAATAAGTGAAGAATACCGTCTTGCCGACGTTATCGTGTCCAAGCAAGATATTTAACTGTCCTTGTTTTAAACGTAAATAGTTATCCAAATTATTACCAATGCCTAAACCAGCTTTTATTTTGCCGTTACGGTAGTTTTCTAAATAGGTTATTTCACTACCTTTATTTATTAGCATTGATTTGTTTTTTAACGTGGTTTAATAATTCATCGTCAGCAGAACTTGTACTTGTGTTTTCTTTTGCCAACCAATTTCGAGCCGTTAAATATAAGCTTTTATATTTTTTATTTCCATTGTAGTTTTCAATAGCATCTAAAACACGGTCTATTTTTTCAGTAGAATATAACTTATTTAACTTATTAAATTCTTCTTTAGAAATACTTAAATGATTAAATGCCCTATATATATCTTTAGATACAT